ATGGAAGCACCGGCCATCGCCGCCATGCCAGTTCCCCCACCCGCCGTAAATGCCCCCATGGCACCTGCCGCAGTCCCCGCTGAAACATACATAGCCACGGCAACCAGCGCCACACCCAGCACGGTCTGGAATAAGCCCGCGCGCTTGCTCCCAATCACGACGGGAACAAGGTGAATATCTTCCGTCCCTTTGGTGAGCTCCAGCTCATCCTGCCCGACATTGCGTTTACCAACGAAAATAGAAAATGTCAGGCCGCGTTTGTGTGCCTCCAGCATGTAGCGCTCGAAACCGGGCAACAAGTTCTTCATTGCATCAATGGCTTTGGAAACCGTCGTAGCCCGATACTTGAATTCTCTCCCAAAAGCTTTGATCAACGGCCCGTGAAATCTTACCGTTCTGAGTGGAACTTCAATTAACGACATGTAATTACCCCCATAAAAAAAGCCATCAACTGATGGCTTTGATTACTATGTTTGTTTTTACAAACATGATTTAATATCTGCGACTACTTCATCGTTTCTGTACGTTAGCATTCCGAGCATTGGTCTCGAACCTTCACCACGATATGTAACCTTGCTACCTGATGTCTCTGGTATAATGTCAATATAGTCACCGCCATTAATCAGAGCTAAAGAAACACCACCGTCCCTGGCTGGCTTTTCTGTTGTTTCAATTCGTAGCAAATTAAACGTTCTCATGTCTGATTTCTCAGCGATGCAAACGGATAAATTCTTTACATCCTTTTTAGATGTAAATTCAGCGGTAACCTTTTTTGTTAGTTCTGGATTGGCGCAACCTGTCAGCATCAGCAACGTGATGGGTAATAGGAGTTTTTTCATCAGTAATCCCTCTGTTATTTTTTTTCATCTTAACAGAGAATTACATCATTTTTCTATGCCGCAGCACCTTCACCGTCCGCTCCTTCCAATACCCACCGTAAGGCACCCGCTGGCTGAGCATGCCGTACATATGGTGCAGCAACAGGCCATCTGCCAGCAGAATGCCGGCGTGGTTGGCCACCGGCGCCGAAACCTGCATGATCGCCATATCCCCCGGCTGCGGCGGGCCATCGAACTCGCGAAAGCCACAGGCATGCCAGTTATCCAGATAGCGGTTTTCACCCCGCTCCCACCACGGATAATCAACGCGGTAATCCTGGAGCGTTATGCCGTGATCCTGCCGGAAGTAGCTCATGACCAGCCCCCAACAGTCGGTATGCCCCAGCACGAACTGGCGGCCCACCAGCGGCAGTTCGCCGCGCGGCAATAGGGTGCGCAAATCCCCCTCCGGCCAGCTGGCGATCGCCCAAGGCAACTCCATCGCGTCGCACTGCGCCTTGTCCAGCTCACTCGGCTGCGTGGTGGCGTCCGGGTGGCTGTGCACAATGAGGGTGATGGTGCCCCATTCGGCAGCGGCCACGTAGTCTTCCGGCGCCAGATGAAACTTTTCGGTGGGGTTGTCCGCCAGGTTGCGGCACGGAAAATAGCGCTCCACGCGGGATTTTTGCGCCACCACGCCGCAGCATTCGCGCGGATACTCGGCCCTGGCGTGCGCCATAATGGCCGCCGCGGTTTTTTCTTTCATGCTCACCCCCTACTGCCGGATTAACGCCGCGCCGGGGAAGCCGCCGAACGGCAGCGGCTCGTGCTCGCCAAAGCGTTTTTGGCAGTCGCTCAGCAGCCCGCCGCAGCGATCCAGGCTCGGGTCATCCACCGGGTTGCCCTTGTCGTCAAAGTAACGGCTACCGGCGTAATCGCAGCCCTTGCCGGTGCGATAGCCGCCGCGCGAGCACCAGGTGCACAGGCTATGGATTTGCCGGGTCGGGATGCGCAGTCCCCGCAGGTCCGCCGGGCTGGAGAGCTCGAACTCCACCGCTTCGTCGCTTTCCGTCGCCTTGCGATCGATGTAGAACACCTGCAGCTTTTCCTGCAGCGGATCGGCCGAAGGGTTCCCCTGCGGGAAGTTGCGGGCGTCAAGGTAGTGCACCAGCGTGTCGTGGATCCGCACCTTGGCCTGCGCCATGTCCTCAAACTGCAGGCAGAGCGCGCTGATCAGGCCATTGATATTGGCGACTGACAGCTTAGGCGCATTGCCCTGGCTGTCGGCGGAGATCTCCAGCCCTTCGACGCTAAACGGCCACGGGCCGTACTCCTGCCCCTGCCACCAGACCGATTTCGCCGGCAGTTTGGTTTCATCACCGCCGGCGGCGGCCAGCTCTTGCGGCGTAAAAGGCAGGGTATCGCAGTGAAAGCGCAGAATATCGGCGCCAAACCGGGTGCCGTCTACCTCAATCAGGCGGATGCGGTTGCCCGGCTCCAGCTTTTGCAAATCTGAATTCAGCATCGTCTCCCCCGGTTAAACGTGGAAGGCCTCGGTAAACGTGGCCGTCAGTGAATAGTTGTCCCCGCCCATGGCGACCGGCTTATAGCCCTCGCAGCGGTACAGGCCGGGAACCTGAGTTGGTGGCGTCCATTGGAAGGACTTCACCCCGTGATGGTTTTCCAGAAAGACGATGATCGGCGTGATGTAGTCATACTTGCCGACAAAGGTCAGATCCCAGGAACGCACGATCGGGTTAATGCCGTCGCCGGAGACCTGCGCATAGCCGTCACCGAACTGCGCCTTCCTGACGCGAAAACGCATATCGCCGGCGGCATTGACGCGCGCCGGAAATTCAAATGTCTGAATGCCCATTACATCCCCTTGATTGCTTTCCAAATCGGCTGGCCCGGCATCAGGTTGCGGTTGATCACCTTCTGGCTTTCCTGCGCGGCTATATTCCCCATCTGTTTACCGAACTCGCCCCATCCCGGATCGGCCTGCGAACTAACGTTGCCGCCGTTCTCGATGGTGATGTAGACATTCGGCGCCGCCGCAGGCTGCTGGCCGCCGCCGATCGCCCGCACGCCGAGCGAACCGTCCGCGCCGCGTTTGAGCGGCATGATGGCCTCCGGCCCGGCTTCGCCCATCAAGCCGGCGCCTCTGGCGAACGCGAACAATGTGGGATTGCTGACGATCTGGCCGCTGAATGCGCTAAGCGAAGGCGAGGCGTACACGCCGCCCTTGGCGTTAGGGACATAGCCTTGCCAACCGGTCGGCATGCCCATCGCGCCTGAACCGGCCGCGCCCGCGCCGGCGCTTGCAGCCCCGCCCAGCAAACCGCCGCCGATGCTCATAAAAGTAGAGAGAAAGGTTCTGGTTAACAGCGCCTGCATCGCCAGATCGATCAGTTGCTGAATGATGGACTGCGTCATGGAGGTCATCAAACCGAGCATGCTTTGCTTAAAGTTTTGCGTCCCGGTCAGCAGATCGAACATCATGCCGGAGGTCCGTTCCCGCGTCATGTCCACCAGCCCCAGCGCCATCTTGTGCACGCGGCTCTGCCCGCCGAACAGACTCAGCGCCTGCTGGTACTGAGCGTCCGACGATTCCTGCGTCGCCGCCTGCATCAGCTGTTCATAGCGCTGTTTATCCAGAATGCCTTGCTGGTAGTAGGCCTGGTACTGCGCCTGCTGCTGCACCAATTGGTTGTTAAGGCGAACGGCAGGATCCACATCACCGGCAATGTTCATACGCGGCGCGGCGAGCGCGTCGGTTTCGGCCTTCAGCCGCTGGCGCGTCATTTCTTGCTGCTGCATCCGGCTGGCGGTGTGGTACTCGCGCTCGGTCAACAGCCGCCCGTCATACAACGCCTTCAGCTCCCTGCCGACCTCCTGCTCTTTACGCACCGCCGCCTGCCCTGGCGCGTATTGTTCAGCGAGCTGTTGCCGCTGCCGCTGGTACTTCTCGGCGTTCAGCGCCATCACACGCTGCACATCGGCCTGCCCGGCACCGGCCGCCTTGGCCACTGACGCCAGCTTGGCCTGTGCGCTTTGTTCATCCTGGGTGATTTTGTCGAGGCTGCTCAGATGCGCCTGCTCGATTTCTTGACGAAGCTGTTGGTACTGTTCTAGAGCCTGCTGTCGCTCACGACCACGATTATCTGTACTTGCCATATCCAATGGATAATCAGGAGGTGGGGGCCCCATCAATTGTGCTGGCGCAGTGACGGGCAAAATATTGCCTGCTGGCTGATTAAAATGACGAGCAGCCCCTGTTAAAACAAGAAGGTTAGCTTGGTCAATATTTTGCATACTAGTGCGAGTATTTTGAATCCCGATGTCTATTGACTCGAGAGCCGCTTCTGCACGTACCCGCGTAGCTTGCAGTTGCTTTTCAACACCAAATATGTCGCCCAGCCGACCTGGGTTACTCTGGACTCGTTCTATTCTCTCGTTTGCGTAATTCAACAAATTCTGCTGCTTATCTCGCTCACTAAGCTGTTCTTCGAGCTTCTCACTGAGATCTAATTTTCTCAGGGCAAGTTGCTTACTAGACAGTTTTATAAGCTCTGACGTAGTGAGAATCGCAGCATCTTTCAGACTCACAGCCGCCTCTTTGGCTTGCATTGTTTGTTCATAAAAGTATGCCATCCCCAATCCCGCCTGGATGGCGACACCGATCGGGCCACCAAGCATCCCCAGCGCGACGCGAGAGGCAGAACCGACGCCGGCCGTCGCCTGAGCCGCCCCACTCGCCGCCGCCGCCTGATCGCGCCAGGCCGCCGCGCTGTCATTCAGG